ATTTTACCTTCATTTTGAGGATTTGTTGGATCTTTTACAACATAGATGTTTGCATAGTAAGAGAGCTTACGCTTCTGCTTACGAACTACATCCTTATCTGACTCATTACCACTATTCCAGAGTTCACGATTATATTCGGAAACTGGATCTTTACCACCTGTGGTGGTCAAAGAGTTTTCAATATACCAACCACCTGGTCCTTGGAATGCATGGGAATAAATTTTTGCCCACGGAATATCCTCACCTTCTGGTGCTGGTAAGAAGCGGAGAACGGCATAACCGTTTCCTGTTTTATCAAGTTCTGGTTTCCAAAGGCGATCATCACCACCTCCACCAGTATTCATCTTCTCCACTTCTTTAACTAGTTTAGATGTTAAAGATCCTAGAGAGGATTGTTTTTTTAAGTCTGAAAATGACATTTAGATTGTTATTGAGATTTGGCTTGTGTGTACCTGTATTGTATCAAGGAGTAGATTGTTTGTCAATCTGCTGTCTCATCATACTTACCATATTATTCATATTGGCAAATAAGATGTTCATATCGACATTAGTGGGAAGTCCCATTTGTTTGGCACTTTCTTCTACTTGTCTTTTCATTTGTTTAGCTTCTGGATCATCAGATAAACTTAAACGAGTATAAAGAACTCTTTGCTTATCTAATAATTTCTCCAAAACCTCTACATGATATAATTGATCCTCTTTGGACATACGAGGAAACTTGAAGACATTGGAATAAACCTCCTCTTGGAGTTCCGCAATCTCTGCCATTTCTGCCCGAACTACTTCTGAATCGAAAAAACTCATAGTACTACTTTTTTGAGGATTTTTTTATACTTGGGTACATCTATATTTAGGAAGGGTTTATACTTTTTTATTTTTCGACTGACGGTTTCCCATACAGGGTCATTTAGTCGTTTATCAAAGTTTTTCCTATATTCAAATATTCTATCACATATCACTAAAGTTTCAAGTGAGGTCTCACCACCCAAATAACTTCTAAGGATGGGAGGGTGTCCATTTGAACAATCGAATATTTCATCTAATTTCTTATTTTCAAAAAGAAGGTCAATTTCCCCTTTAAACGTATATGACAAAGATTGGACTTTTTTCTTCCAATCCATATATCTCCCTTCTCCCTCTCTTATCATCTCTCCGATCCACATCGTTGCAGGGTCTGTAGAACTTACAAAGTTAGATACAAAGAATTCCTCTACTTCTTTATCATTCTTGGATCTAGCAAATTTCTCAAACCAAAACCTATCCTTTCTTTTATAGAAAGCTTGAACGGTTGCTCTTGTCTTGCCACCATACTTATGATAGTCATAATGGTCTTTAGTGAAGTGGTTCTTTAAAGACAAATAACAACGATATGCGTCAAAAGGCATCATTTCAAAAAAGTAATAGGGGCAAAAAATTGCGGAGATAATTTTCCGACTTTTTTGGAATTAAAAGTCGATTTTCCCTGAGGCTAAAAAATAATTTTAGCCCGACTAGTACGTTTTAAAAAGTTTAACTCTTGTGCCTCATACTTTATCTTCTCCTTCAACGGTTTAGATATTAACTTGGGAACTGATTCCAAATCAATAGCATTCTGCTCGCAGAAAAAAACAATGGCATCGATATAATTCATCTCTTTATTAATCTGAACAAGACTTTCTATCTCTTGTGCAAATCTTGCAGGACAAAAGAACTTACTTTCGAGTGCCTTCTCTAGTTCATTCTCCATTCTGTGTCCTAGTATTGTGATGTACAAATTCTTTTATATAACGAACTAGAAGTTTAATATAATCCCCTTTGTTCCTTTTGTCAAATACTTTTACTTCACCACTAGGTGTTACCATTAGAGTGATAAGTTTTTTAACAGGGATCTCAGTTAGTTCGTAGTAAGCTGCTGCATAAAAGGTTTCCTGAACAAAATAATTTTCCAACCATT